GTGGACCAGATGGTTTGAATGTCGGTGCTGGACCGTTCGTCCACGCTGATCGTCACGTTGTTGACGATGTTCGCCCACGAGTCGTTGTAGCCGTACCCGCCCATCACCGGCTCGACCTGCCCGTCGCCCCGCCATGTCGCCTGGGACGTCGTCGATGCGGCGCGGACGTACCGGTGCAGGCGGTCCCGGAACACGATCCCGCCGCTGGTGTCGACGGTCAGCAGCGCGGGCGGCCCTTCACTGGCGAGGATCTTCTGCAACGCGGTGAACGCGTCGGTGCCGTCCTCCCACCACCAGGGCATGACCGTCGCCCCGGTGTCGAGGTCCCGGCCGCCGGTCCACCCGACAGCGTCCAGGACCAGCCCGATAGCCGTACCGGTCCGGATGCCTTGATACAGCTCGGTTGCGATGGTGACGCCCCGGAAGTCGGCGAGGGTGTCGACCAAGTTCAGCGTCACGGTCTTCGCTGCGAGGTCCGGGTTCAGCGGCGAGTCGTCGGTGTGACCGGCGAACAGGGTGTACGTGGTCGCGCCGACGGTGCGGGTGATCTGCACCGGTCGGGCGGGTTTCACCAGCCCGAAGATCGGCGAGGCGCTGTTCAGGCGTGAGAACTGGCGGCCTCGGTTGTCCAGGGCGAACCCGCCCCGCCCGGCGGTCATGGGGCTGGTGGCGGTGATCTGGTCCCGCCCGAACTGGCAGGACACGCCACCGCGGACGTAATCGCTGACGTCGTCTAGGACCCCGGTGTAGTTCCCGTTTTTCGCCCAGTCGACTTTGACGAACAGGGGGCCGCTCACGCCGTGGCCAGCTTCACGATCCGGTCCAGGCGCCCGCCGCGTGCGGCGCGGTCCAACGCCTTCACGAGGTCGTCGGTGTCGCCGACATAGTTCGGTGCCTGGACGATGACCGTGACGTTGCTGCCGCCGACGCCGGACCATTGGCCGCGGGCCCTCGAGAGGGGGATGACGGCTTCGTCGTACCGGCCTTCGCCGAGCCGGGCGAGCGTCCCGCCCGGGCGGGCCTTGAACACGCCGCCCTTCGCGTATCCGCCGGCCTTGCCGTACGCGGCCTGTAGCGACCCGTACCGGGCCAGGGCGTACCGCATTGACGCGAGGATGTTCGCGAGCGGGTCGTAGATGTTCCAGGACGTGCCCGGGTAGTGGTAGGCCCGGAACGTCGACATGATCGTCTGCATCAAGCCCCGGGACGGGTCGCCACGGCGGGCGTTGATGTCCCAGTTGTTGATGGCGCGCGGGTTCCCGCCCGACTCCTGGTTCATCCGCCGCAGCGTCACCCCGAGCAGGGACGCCGGTTGACCCATCATCGCCAGCGCCCGCAGCACCAGCGGCGCCCACCGCTGCACACCGGACCCACCCATTCCGGCCCCGGACGAGCCCATGAACCCCTTGACCGCGGCCGCGGTCAGCTTGTTCACCGCAGCCAGCGCCGCGGCGTTCCCGAACCTGGCGTAGGAGCCCGCCGGTGGCCCGGACACCCGGGATCGGACATCGAGGTAGCCGCCCATCGCCATCCCGCGGTTGATGGCCTCCAGCAACGGAAGGTTCCTGCTCGTGCTCGCGGCGTTCACGATGTACTCGCCGCCAGCCAGCGGCTGCAACCTGCCGCCCCGGGCCATCGGCCACAGGACGTTGTCCCGACTCGACGGCGGGCCGGGAATCCGACCACCCGACGCCTGCCCGCGAGCCAGCGACAGCTGCCGACCGTAAGCGTCGACCACCCGGGACGTGAACCCGCCAGCCGCGTTGATCGTCAACGTGACCGTCTTCCCGTTGATGTGCAGGATGTCCCGCTTCAGACCCTGCATCTGCGCACGGGCAGCGGCCAACCCAGGTGCGGCGACCTGCGTCGCCAGCTTCGTCGGGACCGCCAGGATCTGGTCGGCATACCTCCTGGCCGCCGTCTTCGACAGGCCCAGCTTCTCGGCATCCTCTATCAGCTGTGCGCGGGTGCCCGCAAGCCGCTGCTGGAATCCCTTCATCGGGACTCCCTGCGCGTCGACCAGCTCGCCGACGTAGTCGAGCAGTGCGGACGCCTCCCCGCGGAGCGCCTGCGCGTCGGCTCGGCCTGCTGCGGTGCGCAGATTGAACGCGTCCCGGTTCTTGGTGACGGCCCGGCCGTTCTCCTTCAGCGCGGCGGTGACGTCGTCGAGGGACGCGAAATAGTCCGAGTCGGTGTTCTGGCCCTTCAGGAAAGCGTTGTTCGTCGCGTCGAGGGAGTCCTTCAGTGCCTTCTGAGCCTTCTCTGCCCGGTTCGCCGCCTCGGCTGTGGCGACCATCCCGTCAGAGGCGGCACCGGCAGTCGACGCGGTTGTCCTCTGCTCGTTCGACACGCCGGCGAGCGCGTCGGAGTAGGCGGGCATCAGCGAGTTCAGCTTGTCCACCGAGACGCCGACGCCGGCGGCCTTCTGCTGCAGCTCGTGGAAGATGGTCGCGGCCTGTGCGGCGTTGCCGCTCTGGACCATCGCCGCGAGTGCTTCGCCGGTCCGCTTGAACTGGTCTTCCAGCTTGCCCTGGCCGGATTGCACGGCACCGAACGAGATGGTCTCGGACAGCTTGTTCAGCTGGGAGTTCAGGTCCGGGTCGGTCAGCCGCTTCAGTGCGTCGGTGAATCCCTTGACGTTGTCCTCGCCGTAGTTGCTGGTCTTTTTGAACAGCTCATCGAGGCTGGCGAGGGTTTTCTGGTCCCGCAGGTCCAGCAGTGCCGACGTCGTCTTCTCCAGTGACGCGGTAGCAGCGTCCCCGGCGGTCACGAGCGCGTTGATCGCGGCGGCGGCGGCCAATGCGCCGGCCGCGAGACCGGCGGCCTTCCCGATCCCGGCGAGGGTTCCCTTGACCTTCGACCCTGAGATGTTCAGGGTCTCCAGGTTCTTCCGGAAGTCGGCGACCTTGCCGATGGTGTAGAGGATCCCGCCGCCCAGAGTGAGCGCCACGGCAGCTGCACCGCCGAGCATGAACGTCGCCTTCTGCAGCGGCGCCGGCATCGAGGTGAACGCGTTCACCGCGCCAGTAGCGCCCTGCGCGAGTCCGCGCAGGGCCCCGTTCCCGGCGGATCCCTCCTGGATCAGGGCGGTCTCGATGGACCCGCGGAGCTTCTCCAGGTCGCCGGACAAGTTGTCCAGCAGCGTCCCGGCGGTCCGGGACGCGATGCCCGTGTCGTTGACCTGGTCGATGTACTTCTTCGTACCGTCGGCGCCCAGGTTGTACAGGACGGTAGCGGCACGGATCGCGTCCGACCCGAAGATCGTGGCCAGTGCTGCGTTCCGCTGCGCAGCCGATAGCTCCCCCAGGGATGCGTGGAGTTCACCGGCGACGGCGGTGATGCCGATGAACTTGCCCTGCGAGTCGTAGGCGTTGATCCCGAGGGACTTCATCGCATTCGACGCGGCTACCGACGTCGGGTTCAGCCGCTGCAGCATCGTCTTGAACGATGTGCCCGCGTCCGACCCGATCAGCGCGTTGTCGGCGAACGCGGACAGCACACCGACGGTGTCTTCGAGACCGAGGCCGGTCTGCGCGGCGACCAGGCCGGACTGCTTCAACGCCTCCGAGAGGTCCTGGACGGACGCCGCCGACTTGTTCGCCCCGGCCGTCATGACGTCCGCGATGTGGGGGACGTCCTTACCGGTCAGGTTGAAGATCTTCATTGCCTGGCCGGACAGGTTCGCCGCATCCGCCAGGCCGATCTGCCCGGCGGCGGCCAGGTCGAGGCTTCCCCGCAGAGCCCCACCCATGATCGCCGACGTGGACAGGCCGGCCTTCGCCAGCTCGGTCTCGGCCTGCGCCGCCTCTGATGCGGAGAAGCTGGTGTCCGCCCCGGCCTTGATCGCTGCGGCGCGCAGCTTCGCCATCGTCGCGACGTTCGCGCCCGAGGCGGCCTGCACGGCGGACATCTGCTTGTCGAACGCGGCGAACTTCATGACCGCGACGCCGATCCCGGCGGCCAGAGCTAGGCCGGCACCGGCCATGGTCGTGCCGATCGACTTCATCGCCTGCGATGACGCGGCTGCCTTCTTGCCGACGTTGTCGAACTCGCGGCCGACGTTCCGCAGGGTCCCGGTCGCCTTGCCGTCCTGGACGATCAGGTCGAACGTCAGGGTCGTGGAAGCCACCGGGAGACCTCCTGTCCGTCAGATCTGCTCGACGGCTGACGCGTCGGGTTCGTCGCGCTCCATGTCATCCACGGTCCGCAGCCAATCCTCGAACCCGATCATGACCTGGCCCGATTCACGCAGCGACGCGAACGCCAGGTAGAACGCCGATTCGAGGGTGTTCGCACCGGCCGTACCCGGGTATTCGCGCTCGGTGAGAACCTGCGCGATCGCCGGGACGTGGACGGACCCGGTGGTCCCGTCCAGGTAGGTGACCTTAAGTCGACCCGCCATCACATCTCCCTGACCTATCCTGACCGTGGATGTGCAGCGACGGCGGCCCGGTCAGGCAGGCCGCCGTCGCCGATCAATGGAGTGGGTACAGATGGAACCGTGGATGCTGCTTCTGGTCCCCGTCGTGCTGGCCGCCGCGATCACAGGGCTCGTACTGGCGCTGGTCAGGCCCTGGAAGCACTAGCGGGCTGACGCGGCGATCTTCTCCGCCGTCTGATCAAGGACCTTCTTCAGCTCGTGGCGGGCCAACGGTGCGGCGGTCTGCATCGGCTTGGTGAAGAACCCGGGTGTGACGTTCTGGGAAACCCAGATCGGCTTGCGCCCTCGGGCCCTCTCGACCTTCCGCTGGCGGATCGGGTGCCTCAGCTTCCCCTCATCGATCTTGATGAGGGCGACCTTCCCGCCGGTCTTGGTCCGCACGTCGGCGATACGCACCCCGGGCGACCTGCCAGCCAGCCGGGTCCGGACGGTGACCCTCCCGGACGCCACATAGGCGGCCAGCCCGCCCCGTTTCGGCAACGTCCGCAGCGCGCTCGGTGCAACTGCCGCCGCCGCCGGCTGCGCAGCCTTCCGCAGGCCACGCAGCATCTCGCGCCGCAGGGTCCGGTCGGCGGCATCCGTCACGGCCTTCGCCACGGCTGCCATCTGCTGCGCGCCGTCCATGCTCACCCCCCGCTCGTGACGATCGGGATCAGCAACGCACCCGGGGCCGGCGCGTTCTCGTACTTGGCGTGCGCCTGCTCCATCGCCGTGCAGCGGTGGCAGCGGATCGCCTGCCCCGCCTTGTACGCGAACTCACGCTCAGGCCTCGTCGTCTCAGCGAGCGGCTGCCTGCAGCCCGGGCACAGGCCCGACTCGAACACCAGCAGCGCCATCGCTGCACGCCGCTCCGGGCCATCCCATTCCGGCTCGACCGTGGTCACGGACCTGACGAGACGACCCGCGTCGTCGTACTCGTAGACCGTGGTCCGCGCCGGCTCCCAGCCGTGGAACCGGCGCCAGGACACACCCCACGCGCGGGCGGTGTCCATCTCGAGGCTGAGCTGGCCGTCCTTGCCGTACAGGACGGCCCACTCCTCGATCTCCTCAGGCGACGGTGGCACGCAGGTTCGGCTGGCTCGTGATCTTCGTCAGGATCTCGTACTTGTGGACCTCGTTCGCGGCCGGCGCGAGGTTGCGAACCTCACCGCACTGCACGGGGTACACCTCGATCTTGTCGCCGGTCGTCCAGGCGGTGGTGGAGGTGACGTCGCGGCGGATGACGATGTTGGTCGCGAACGCGTAGACCAACGTGTTGTAGACGGTGTCGGTGCCGGTCTGCTTGATCAGCGTCAGGCTCGTCCCGGAGAAGCTGGCCCGACCCGCCGAGACAGTCGAGAAGGTGCTGTTGAGCTTGCTGTTGTCGACGTCGCCGGTGTCCGGCTCGAAACCCTTCAACCCGTCCGGGGTGATCAGCCCATCCAGCTGGACACCCGCGTTGAGTTCGGCGACGGTCGGCGCTGCGATGTTCGAAATGGAAGGGACCGAGTAGACCTTGGTCCTGCCATCAGTGTTGCTGTCGGCCACTGTGTGTCACTCCTTCGGCTGGTCGTCAGTGGCCGGCGGGACGTCGGCCTTGGCCTTGCTGGACTTCGGGGCAGGTGCCGGCTCGGGCTCGGGGGGAACGTCGGCCTCGATGTAGGACCAGCCGGCTTCCATCGCTCCGGCCAGCGCCTCCGGGTTGTTCGGGAACTCGTGCGTCGCGCCGATCCCCGGGTGCTCGAGGGTCACCCACTCGTCCGTGTTCGCGGTCGCCACCTTGGGCACGAACACCGCGTCGGCCGGGGCGTCGGTCTTGGCCCAGCCTCGGGCCGCGTACCACTCGACGACGCCCGGTTCGTCCGGCGCCTGCATCCTGCCGCCGGTCTCCTTGTGTGCGAGGTAGACCCAGTCCATCGCCGGTCACATCCTCAGCAGCGCGACGGACACGGACGTCTGCACCGAGAACGCGACCTGGATCGTGCCCGTCGACGGGGACGTCAAGGTCGCCGGGATCGGGATCATCTTGTCCCC